GTTCAAGTGGATCAAGCGGAACAAGCGGAAGTAGTGGTGCTCCAAGCAATGTTTCTGGTCCACAAGGGCCTCAAGGAAGACAAGGACCAATCGGACCAAGCGGTTCAAGCGGAACAAGCGGTTCAAGCGGAACAAGTGGTTCAAGCGGTTCAAGCGGAACAAGCGGTTCAAGCGGATCAAGTGGAACATCCGGTTCAAGTGGATCAAGCGGAACATCCGGTTCAAGTGGATCAAGCGGAACAAGTGGAAGTAGTGGTGCTCCAAGTAACGTAGCTGGACCACAAGGGCCTCAAGGAAGACAAGGACCAATCGGACCAAGCGGTTCAAGCGGAACAAGTGGTTCAAGCGGTTCAAGCGGAACAAGTGGTTCAAGCGGATCAAGCGGAACATCCGGTTCAAGTGGATCAAGCGGAACATCCGGTTCAAGTGGATCAAGCGGAACAAGCGGTTCAAGTGGATCAAGCGGAACAAGCGGAAGTAGTGGTGCTCCAAGCAATGTTTCTGGTCCACAAGGGCCTCAAGGAAGACAAGGACCAATCGGACCAAGCGGTTCAAGCGGAACAAGCGGTTCAAGTGGAGGTAGCGGATCAAGTGGAACAAGTGGTTCAAGTGGATCAAGCGGAACAAGTGGATCAAGTGGAGGTAGCGGATCAAGTGGAACAAGTGGATCAAGTGGATCAAGCGGAACAAGTGGATCAAGTGGAACAAGCGGAAGTAGTGGTGCTCCAAGCAATGTTTCTGGTCCACAAGGGCCTCAAGGAAGACAAGGACCAATCGGACCAAGCGGATCAAGTGGAACAAGTGGTTCAAGTGGATCAAGCGGAACAAGTGGATCAAGTGGAGGTAGCGGATCAAGTGGAACAAGTGGTTCAAGTGGATCAAGCGGAACAAGTGGATCAAGTGGAGGTAGCGGATCAAGTGGAACAAGTGGATCAAGCGGAACAAGCGGAAGTAGTGGTGCTCCAAGCAATGTTTCTGGTCCACAAGGGCCTCAAGGAAGACAAGGACCAATCGGACCACAAGGGCCTCAAGGAAGACAAGGACCAATCGGACCAGCCGGGCCACAATCTGACTATAGATTAAAAACCAATATACAAAACTATAATGATGGATGGGGAATTATTAAAAACATTCAACCAAAAACATTTATTCGTATTAATGATCCATTACAAAAAGTTGAATCTGGATTTATTGCACATGAAGTACAAGATGGTGGATTGAATCAAGCTGTATTTGGAGAAAAAAATGCAGTTGATAAAAATGGTGATCCAATTTATCAAAGTCTTGATACGTGGAGCTTTGTACCAACAATGTGGAGTGCGTTGAAGAAAGCAATTGAAGACATTGAAGTATTAAAGACTGAGGTTGATACTTTAAAGGAAGAGATTAAAGTATTAAAAAATAATTAATTAACATCAGAGATGATACAGACATGTTGTTCAAATAGTGGATTTGGTCCATCTATATTTGAAGATTGTGTCTTTTCATCATATAAAAAGTCATTGATTTCTAATTCCACAAATTTTTTATGAATTAGATGGTCATATGAATTTTTGATTATTCTGGTTAATCTTTGTATTTCTTTGTTTCTTGAAGTAGTGGTATTACCTTCTTTATTTCTGTATTGAATGTATCCTAATTTTGGTATATATGCAATTTTTGTTGTAAGAAACGTTTTTATTATTAATTCGTAATCATCGCAAACATGTAGATGTGGATTATGTCCATTTACTTTAAAATAAGAATCTCTTCTCCAACATCTTATATGATTAGGTACACCAACTATGTGTCTAATTGTTTTTGGATTTACTTTTGGACCGTTTACAACTTCATATATTTTACCATTATAAAACTCTTGTCTATAACTACCATATCCTAGACAAAATCCTTCCTCATATTTTACATTAGATCCATCTTCTTCATATACTTCAGCGGAGTCTGTATAAACAAAACCTGCGTCTGGATATTTCTTGAATGTTTTTGTTACATATTCAAGACATTTAATTGTCAATTCATCGTCGTGATCTAATTCACATAAATATTCTCCAGAACAAAGACCTGCTGCCCATCTTTTTAATTCACCTATACTTCCAGATTTTCTTGCATTTTTGAATACCTTTATCCTATAATCTATTTCACTTATTTCTTTTAATAAATTAAAAGTTTTGTCGTCATCATCAGAATCGTCTATAATAATCCATTCCCAATTTTTATACGTTTGGTTTAAAAGTGATTGAAGAGGTCTAAATATTTTTTGTGAGGATCTATATGCGGGAGTAAAAACTGATACCAATGGAGATTCATTATTATCAGAATTGAATGTAGAATGTACATAACAATTTAATGCGTCTTCTCCTATTTGATTTAAATTTGTATCAGTAGGATAATTCATCCATCTTTTTCTTATTTCATATGGAGCGTTGCATAATAATTTATATTTTTGCCAATCGCCAAATGTAATATACACATGAGGATCATGTTTTTTTATTATATCATTTAACTGATGATCATTTTCATAATTTAAAAGTATAAATGTATTTTCTTCATATTCAGGAGCGTTTTTTTCTGAAAATAAAGTTTCTATTTGTTTTCCAAATATACAAACAGTAATTTTGCTGTTTTTCATAATTTTTTTATGATTTTGTATTGTTTATAAAACGAAATTTCGTCAGTTTCCATATTTTTTGGATAATCGTCACTTGACACGCTTATTCGTCCAATACTTATTAAATTATCTATATAATACATCCGTTTTCTTTTTATGTCAACGATTGATACAATTAAAATTGTGTCACCATAAAATATTTTACATTCATCATATATTTCAAAATAGTCTTCTTTTTTTAGAAATATACAACATCCATAACCAAATGGAACTATACCAGTAGTATCCACAAGTATCAGTTCATCTTCATCATTGTTTATTATGACACTATTATCTCTTAATCTTGCATTCTCATTATATCCAATTAATCCAAAGTTTGGATCTTGATTAATAAATTTTAAGAAATTATTAAATAACGTTACATAGTTAAAGTAAATGTCATCGTTTATTAAACAGATATATTTGTTTTTTGCTAATTTTACACCTAGATTCCAAGCAGGATTTACAAATATATTATTACTACATTTAACGACTATGATTCTTGAATCATTATCATGAAAATCAGAATGTGTATTATCAATTATAATTAATTCTGCGTTTTTATCTTTTACACGCTTAAATTGTTCGATTGATTTGTGTATTTCTTCCGCTTTCCATATTGTTGGCATTATAAAACTAATCATATTAAATAGTTAATAAAAGGTTCTAAATCGAATTCTGGAGTTAAGTTTTGATCTTTTATAAATTTTAATTTTTGTTCTTTTGTCCATTCATTTTTATTAATTTCTAATGTATCTAATAAATAAGATTCTTTAGCAAAAACGTTTTCTATTTCTAATTCTGAGAAAGTTTTACTACATAATATACAAAAATGTGGAGATATATTATAATATCCAAATTTACACTTTGATTGTCCATTGTTATATTTTTTACATCCCGATTTAGATTCTTGTTCTATAAACTTTTGATTTTGTTTATCAAACTCGCCCATATTATCTATATGACAAAAATTTCCCCAAACTAACATTATATATTTAATTTTTTTATCTGTTGGTTGTGCTTTAATTTCTGCTTGTCCCCAATCAACATATATAACATCATCTATTTTTAATTCAGTTGGATTTCCATTTGAATCAAAAAATTCTTGTAATGGAAAAGTTTTGTTGTCATAAAAATATTTATTTCTTCTAATCAATGGATTATTTGTATATAAATTAACAGGAACAATAAAATATTTGAGTCCATTTTTTGATTCGACTTTACAGTTTTTAACCGAATAATACGCAAAGATACCTGTGGATCTGCTTTCGTAATCATTAATATACCTTCTTAGAAATACCGCATCTGTATCTTGGTTTTCGTCCAATAACTCAATGCTTGTTTTCAACCATGTCTTTGGTTGACCACTTATGTCCGGCGACATACATTTCCAATCCCCTTCAAGAAAAAGACTATATTCATAATCAATTGATAGATCATTTAATCGATTGATTCCATACCCAACTCCATTATTTACGTTAGAATGTACAATTTTGAAATCGACTTTATCTTTATATTTATCGATCAATTCATTACACACTGATATAAATTCTTGATTTGTTTTATTAATGTATATGAACCAATCAATAACTTGATCCACTTCAGTATTGTTTAAAAAAGAATCAACTGTATCACGGAGATATGTTGGTCTATTTAATGATTCATGAGTTAAAGTTAATATGCAGAATTTTTTCATAAATTAATCAAACCATCCTGTAACTGATATTCTTTTTCTTGTTAAATTATTTGTTACACAACTCACACTGTGAGGTGTTTCATGATTTCCTACTTTAAACATTACCATTTTATTAAAACTTGGAATCACGGTTTTTATATTGTTTGGATCTGTGTGATCCATATACATCCCTCCCCAACATGCATTCCAATTTTTTGTTAAATGTAAAACAAATGCAAGTCTTCCGTTTCCGTCATCTGTATGAGTTGCTAGAAAACAATCTGATGTATATTTGTTTGCAAATATAGTCGTTGATTTTTTTAAATTTAAATTTGTAATTTCATTTAAAATATTTATAATCTTTTCACTAGACAAAAAACTATGAATAGAACAATGTAAACACGAACATCCATCAATGTGTGGCATAGTTCTATAGAAGAAATATGAATATATATGATCATTCAAACACTTATTTGAATATGATTTATTTATTTGTATTGTGTGATAATTGTCTTCAGTTACTTGTATAAACTCATGAGACTCCCCTTTAGTAAAGGATGGATACGACGATGCAAACCACCAATCAGATGGCATTTTTTCATTGTAAAATTGATGTAAAGATTCAGCATAATCGGTTAATAAAAAATCATTAATTATTACTTTATTATGATTTTCAAATTGTTCTTTACATTTTAATATATCTATACTATCAGTGTTTATCATATCCAATGTTGTGCATTATAATAAGAAAATATTTCAGGTATAATCTGAGTTTGGATTTCATATTCCTTACATCTTATATATAGTTCCATGATGAAATACCCATCACCTCTATATATTTCCCAAAATCTTAAATCGTTTATTATTTCTCGTTTAATACAAAACTGAGCCATGTCTATTTTTTGAACAATTATATTTTGTTCACATGCGATTCTAATCTTATTTGGTTCATATAATTGACTTACTATTATTAGTTTTGAATTTGGTTGTATTTTTTTGTCTAGTTGATTAAAATTTGGATGTAATAGGTTATCATCATCTAATATGAAAAACCACTGACCTTCGTCTGGAACAACATCTAAATAATAATTGCATAAATTTTTCCAATTAGGTTTATCAGGAAATTTTAGATATATTGTATTTCTATATTTAGAAACGTCAACGTAATCATCGATTCCGATTATGTACCATTTATAGTTTATATCATTATTTATAATACTTTTATAACAGTTATCCAACCATTTAACATCGTTTCTTGTAAATCTGGTAACTATATGGTAAAGATTTTTCATTGATAATTATATATAGTATATCTTATTTAAATTTAATTATTTTTAATTCGATAATATATGTATTGAAACTGTTATATATATGTTTATTAAATGTCACGGTGCATATCTTGGTTCTACGGGATTCAATAATCATACCAGAGGGTTTTTTAGAGGATTATCCAATCACGCTAAAGTTTATGTAAGAAATTTTACATTAGATCCAAAATTAGATTCGTATTTAAATGATTTAGATAAACAAATATTATCAGAACAAACGTTGTGGTCTCATTATAAAAATAATAAAATTTGGAGCGACTATCCTTTGCCTTGGAACTCTACGGTTTTAGATACTCATATAGGAGAAAAAATTCACCTAATTTCAGCCGAACACAATCATTTATATTTTTATGATGAATATTATGGACCAAAAATCGCATTTACAATGTGGGAGAGTGATAGATACGATGTTAATTTTTTAAATAAATTAAAAACTTACAACAGTAATATAGTTTTAACCAAGTGGCAAAAAGAGTGTCTAATACAACAAGGATTGGACGAAAGTAAAATTGATATTGTACATGAAGGAATTGATCCAGATTGTTTTCCTATTCAACAAGAAAAGTCTGATAAATTTAAATTTTTTCTTGTTGGTACATGGGGATTTAGAAAATCAACTAAAGAAATAATCGAATGTTTTATAAAAACGTTTGAACGTGTTGATGACGTAGAACTTCATGTAAGCGTAGACAAACACTATCCAATTTGGATACCAGCATCAGAAAGATTTAAAAAACACAATTTATATTCACCAAAAATTATAGTTCATAATTTTCCAGATCGAAGTGTTTATTTAAATTTATTAAAGAATTGTCATGTTTTTCTGAGTTGTTCAAGAGGAGAAGGGTGGAATATACCATTAGCTGAAGCGTTTGCTTGTGGAATTCCGTCAATATATTCCAAAGGATCAGGTCAAGTTGAATTTGCTGGTGAATATCCACTAGGAGTAGACATACAAAAAAAGGTACCGGCTTATAGTGAAGAAGATGAATATTTTTCTGATGGATATCTTGATGAACCAGATTTTCAAATGTTGAGTGAAGTCATCATGGATTCTTATAAAAATTATTCAACATATAAGAAGATTCATTTAGAAAAATCACAAAAATTTATAACAAATTATTCATGGAATAAAGTATCTAGAGATTTGTATGATATAATTAATAAAAGATATGGTTCTACATCACTCAGTAATAATGGATATGTAAAATTTCATAGATTTTCAGAAAATCATAATTTTGTTTTCTTTTCACAAGATTATTTTGATTCATGTAAGGTTTATCTAGAAATTAAAAATGAAAAAGGTGATGTTTGTTTTTTTGATGATTTAACTATGGTAAAAAACGTTGAATATTGGTTTGGTGCCGAGTTTAATGGTAAAAAAACATTTACTATTTATAATTTAAATAAAACTATTGTTTTGTTCCAAACCAATTCTATTTAAATGAAAGTTATGCGAGATGTTTATTTATCGGTTAATTGTAAAACGTTAGGTGATACTATTTGTTTTACTCCATCATTACGTAAAGTTTTTTCAGTATATGATAAAAAAATAAATGTTGTTGTTCCTGAAGAATCTAAAAGAGTTTTTATTAATAGTCCTTATATTGACGTTTTATATTCTTATGAAGACTTTCATAATAAATTTAAAAACAAAGATTGGAATAATCTTATTGTGAATGAAATAGAATATTATCAGACTTATCTTTTTCCTGGATTAAAAAATTCTCAAGGTGTTGAAAGAAAGTTTCAACATGTAGATTTAAGACAAGTCCACGCAAATGATTTAGGATTTCAGTTATTTGAAGATGAATTACATTGTGATTTTTTTCCAAATGATTTTTCAAATTCTGTTAATTTACCAAAAGATTATGTTGTGATTCATCCATCTACTAATTGGCCAAATAGAACATGGAGTCATGAGAATTGGCAATCGTTAATTAATTTTTTATCGAAAAATAATATTTTTACGGTAATAACAGGAAAAACTACAATTCAAAAAGAAAAAAATGTTACTACTGAAAAATTCATATACAAATTTGAAAATTTATATGGTTTGGATTTATCAGATACTTTGGATTTAAGTGATACATGGCATTTATTAAATAACGCAAAATTATTTGTGACTCTTGATTCTGGTCTTTTACATCTTGCGGGAACAACTGATACGTTTATAATTCAATTAGGTAGTGCAAAAGATCCTAGATTTTCATCTCCATATAGAAAAGGAACTAGAAATTACAAATACATTTATGTAAAAGGTAAATGCGATTTATTTTGTACAAATAATATGAAATATAGCATTAAAGAATGGGGAACAATGAATAGTATACCACCTCTAACAGATTGTCTAGAAAACAAACCTAAGTTTGAATGTCATTCTTCAATTGAAGATGTCACAAATACAATAACATATTTAATAAACAATAACATTGTATGAAAATTAATATAAATTTTATCAACGGCGCTTTTTGTGAAATATTGGACAATAATAATAAAAATAAATATTATGTTCAATTTATCAATAAAGAAACAAATGAAATACTACATGATGATGTCATTACATCTAATATGTGGGTAAAAAGTTCATACTGTTACTTTATCGATTATAGAATAAGAATAATTGATTTTAAATCAAAAAATTTAATTCGTGAAATCGATTATAATGCAACTTCGAAAAATGTGTTTATTTGGTTTGATAGTAGATCATTGGGAGATAATATTTCGTGGATGCCATTTGTTGAAGAATTTAGACTAAAACATAATTGCACGGTATATTGCTCTACATATCAAAATGAAATATTTAGAGACATTTATCCACATATAAAATTTGTTGAACCAGGAAAGGAAGTGCATAATTTATATGCATCTTACAGTATAGGATGTTTTAACGATGAAATTAGAGAAAGAAAAAGTTGGAAATTGTTGAATAATCAAGAAATTTGTGCAAATATTTTAGGAATCGATTATAGAGAAATTAAGCCTCCTCTTAAGATATTAAACAAAGACAGACCAATTAAACAAAAATATGTGTGTATCTCTACAAAATCAACGGCTGCATGTAAAGAATGGAATACAGAAAATGGCTGGAGAGATGTAGTTTCTTTTTTGAATTCTAATGGATATAAAGTCGTAATTGTTCAAAAAGAAGAAGTTGAATTATTGGATGATCCTAACTTAGATGTTATTTTATGTAATTCTACCGATTTAAATGTTGTTATTAACATGATATATAACTGTGATTTTTATATTGGACTATCTTCTGGTGTATCATGGTTATCTTGGGCATTGAACAAACCTTCTATCTTAATAAGTGGCATGAGTTTAGAAAAAAATGAGTTTTTCACCCCTTTTAGAATCATTAATAAAAATGTTTGTCATGGTTGTTGGAACAATCCAAAGTATACATTTGACAAAGGAGATTGGAATTGGTGTCCCAAATTAAAAAATACAGATAGACAATTTGAATGTTCAAAATCAATTACATCAGAAGTAGTAATTGGCAATATTAAAAGCATAATGAAATATGAACCATCAGCTTAAATTTGCAATTTATACATCTTTCTACAATACATCAAAGTATATTGATAGGTTGTATGAAAATATAATGTCAATTGATTATACAGACTTTACTTGGTTTGTTACTGATGATTATAGCAATGATGATACAAAACAAAATTTATTAGAAAAAATTAAAGATAATACTAAAATTGTTTATGTTGAACAAAATCATAAAATGGAAATGTATTGGCAGCCAAATAAATTTATACCATCTGAATATGAGTATGTATTGTTGGTTGATAGTGACGACTTGGTAGACAAAAACATATTGACTGTTTATAATAATTTAATCAAAAAATACAATGATCTTTCTATAATAACATGTGATTTCACAAGAATCAATGAAACTGATGGATCTGTTCATTCTTTCGGTTATATTTTTAATCAAGAAAAATTGACTGATAAATTAAATCATTTTCATCCACAAATCGATTATTGTAACAATTTAAACTATTATTGTTTTGGACACGGAAGATGTTTTAAAAATATTAAAGATTTAAAATTTAATGTTAATACGTTTAATGATGTATGTGAAGATTCTTATAGAATGTTATACATGAATGGATATGGTAATTGGCTGCATGTACCAAGAAATCTTTATACATGGACACTTAGAAACGATTCAATTTCAAGTACGAAAAGTTCAAGTCATGATTTGACGTATAATAAAAATTTTGATATTGGATTAGAAAAATCAATATCATCAAATTATGAGTCTATATATAGTTATAATTCAATTTATAAAGAATTGAATTCAATCATGTATTTCGGCATGAATACAGATTTTAAAAACATATCTATAATTTCACCAAATCTAGATGTAGATCAAAAAGAAAAAATAAAAGAAATTTATATTGATAAAAACATTGAATTTAATAAATGTCATGGATCTGACCATTATACAATTATATTAAATTATTTTGAAAGTGAAGATGGTTTGTGTGACGTACTAGATAAATTAAAATCTTTAAATAATAAAATGTGCATTAAAATGTACTATTTAAATGAAAGTGTACATTTAACAAATACATCTAGAGATGAGTTATTGAATGAAAAGTTAAATAAATTTAAATCAATTATATCTAAATATTTTTATAATTTTTCCTATTATTCTTATTTTAGACATTTAAATTTTACGATCATACATCAATAATATGAATATTTTAATCTTAACTGCCTTCACAAAAAACGTAGTTTGGAACAATTATGGCAATTGTGATTTTGGAAAATTTACATCTGAAATCAATTTGAAATACGCAAATAAAAATAATTATAGTTTTGTATGTGAAATTTTACAAGAACCATTAGTTGATAGACAGAATTCGTGGATCAAAATACCGTTAATCCAAAAATATTTGTCTCAATATGATTATGTTGTTTGGATAGATGCTGATGCTATTTTTTTAAAAAATATTAAAATTGAAGAATTTATAGAAGATGGAATTGATTTAATACTTTCAAAAAATGCGTTATCTGAAAATAAAATCATGTATACAATTACAAGTACAGGATTTATGGTATGGAAAAATTCTAAGTGGTCAATTGATACGTTGAATCAACTGTGGGAAAATTATAACTTATATGCATATAGTCATTTTCATGAACAAACCGCATTAGATCAACTACTGTTGCCTAAACTAACAAGTCAAAATTTAATTAACAAAGAACTGTCTGATCTAGAAAACAGTTTAATTCAAGAAAACGTTAAAATCATACCATATAGTTATCATAATCTTTCATATGATACACTATTCATATACCATGCTGGTGGAGATACACCAACAAAATTTAAAAGATTAGTTGATGTATATGAAAAATATAACAATAATAAATTAAAAATATTATTCCAATACGGATCGTTTTTATGTATGTGGTTTTATAATACCGGCGAATACTCTGTAGAAATATTAGGAGTTAAGGAAAACGAAGAGTTTCTGTTACAGAAATATGATTCTATATACTTTTTAAATGATAGGCCAGATCGAAGTATTTATTTTGTAGTAAACAATTTATGTAATTATGCATATTATAAAGTAAAAGTATATAACAATAAAGAAAATTTTTCATGTTATAAAAAATTTAAATTTGCTTAATATATATACCATATGTCAGAACCTATTAAATTCACACAACAAGAGTTGGATTCACTAAAGAAAATTCAACTCAGTTTTCAAGAAAATATCATGTCATTCGGTCAATTGTATTTAGACAAAATGACACTAGACGCAAAAATTAAAGAACTATCTCAAGTTGAATCTAACCTTAGAACCAACTACGAAAAGATTCAAAAAGATGAAGATGAGTGGTTAAACTCCATCACAACCAAATATGGTGAAGGTTCACTAAATCTAAAAGATGGTACTTTTATACCAAATCCTAAATAAACTTTTACAATTATCAGGTGCGCTGCGCTTTTTATATTGCGGTTGCTTTATTATTATAATAAATGCTTAATGCTTTTTTATATATAAATGTTGCGCTTTTAATATATGCTTTTTATACATTTAAGTCAACTTATTTTAACCTCCTGATATTTATTTTATTATGATCAAACTTAAAGCGCTTCTACCTGAAGTTTGGGATGCTAACCTCCTGGAGCAATCTGAACCATTTATTGTATTTTGTGACATGGATGGTGTGATGTGCAATTTTGATTTACAATTTGCTCAAATGATAGGATCATCACCTAAAGAGTTTGAATCGCAATATGGTACTCCAAAATTTTGGGATGCAATTGCTGATAAAGGTGAAGTATTTTGGTCAAGTATGCAAAAAATGCCTGATTTTGATCAACTTAAAGATGGTATAGTTAAAATTGTTAATGATAACAATCTAGATCTACAAGTGCTAACAAGTACTAGCGGCAATTGGATTCTTAAAAACCACCCAAGAGAAGAAGCTAAAGATATCATTAGAAATATAGAAAAAGGTAAATTACAGTGGTTAAGTAACCATTGGTCTGGCTTAAAAGTTAACTTCAGCGGTTCAGGTAGAGGAAAAGGTAGATTTGCTAAACCAAATAGCTGCTTAATTGATGATTTGCCTAAAAATGTAGAATCATTTGAAACTGCTGGTGGTAAAGGTATTATACATACAAATGCGTCAAGTACATTATCTGGTTTACAATTGTTAATAAATCAATTGCCAGAATCATTTGGTTATAGTTATTCTAATATATGAAAGTAAGAATCTATAATAATACTCTAAATCCAGCTCTTTGGGATGGTTTAAAACTAAAACCAGATGTAGCTGAATCTTTAAAGTCTATAGGACAATCCTTCTACAAGGATACAGAATTAACCGTTCCAGTTAAAGATATTATAATGATTGGTAGCAGCGCAAATTATAACTGGTCAGATTTTAGTGATATTGACGTTCATATAGTCATAGATTTCAAAGACGTATCTGAAGATGTAGAAATGGTTGAAAAGATGGTAAATGCCATTAAAGGTAAATGGAATGAAGACCATGACATTCATGTTAAAGGATTTAACGTTGAAGTATACATTCAAGACATTTCTAAGAAAAATAGATCCACTGGAGTTTATTCATTGTTAAATAACAAATGGGTGACTGAACCAAAGAAGGAGAATTTTGAATTGGATAAAGAACAAATTCAACAAAAATACAGTGATATGGTGTTGAAAATTAAAAATGCACTAGAATCTGAAAGTTTGGTTAAGTTAAAGAAAGTTTTGAAAGATTTGTATGATATGAGAGAAGTTGGGTTAAACAAGTCTGGAGAATTTAGTACAGAGAATATTGTTTTTAAAGTATTAAGATCCAGAGGTCACCTAGATAAACTCAGAAATGGTATCAATCAGATATTTGATAAAAAGGCTAGTTTGAAAGAATCTTAAGGAAATATTTGCCGTGGCCGCAATCCCAAATTCTATCATAACCATTATTTTTCATATTTTCCCATTCACTTAATGAATGGTTGTATATTTTTAATATTTTTTCTAATTTGTGTTTTTGAAAACTCATGCGGTGTCTGATATCTTTATAATTATTTATAAGATAATGATAATTAGGTGGTGTATGACTTACAAAATTGAATCCTAAAGTTTCATATATTTTGCCGGTAAAATATCTTCTGTCACTATAACTTACTATATTTTTTGGATTATAATGTTTGATAAAATGTTTTAATAATTTACTTGCACCACCATTAACTGTAGTATTAATTGCATTACAAAATCTAACTAATTCCCAATCACTTGTTTTATCAAAACGGGAAGTTTTTCTAAATGTCATAATACTAACCAGATCATTTTTATTATACAATCCTAATTTAACTGTAGACTTATCTTCACCTTGTAAATGATTGTCATTTAAAAACTTATTTTTTTCAGTTTCATTTACTTCTTTAATAATGCAATCTCTAGCATTAATTTTAAATAGTGTATTGGTTTTCAACAGTGTTTTGACAATTGATTTTACAATTTCTGTTTTATTGATCCACTCATTTTCGAAAATATGAATTAGTGATATACCATAAAAACTGCAAGATTTTGTTTTATTCAAATGATAGTTTTTATTGATACCACCACCGTTTTCACTGTGCCAGTATAATCCATCAATTTCAAACGCAATTTTTAATTCTGGAATATAAAAATCCAATTCTTTGCCATTTAATACTGTTCTATCATTTCTTTTAATAACAGCATCTTTTGGTAAAATTTCTTGTAAAAAATTGTAAAAATGATTTTCAACAGTAGTGATTTTTTCCGGATGACAATAATCACAAAACAAGTTGTTTAAGTTATAAACCGTAGATTCTAATGTTTTATTACATACGTCACATTTGAATTTATAAATGTTACTAAAGTGATAACCTTTGTAATCCACCTCATCACATAGAAATTGTAATTTGTTACTATTACAGTAATTTACTAGAAATTCATAGTGGTTTGATTTCTTAGTAACTGATCTTTTATCTAAGACAGATTTTATCTTGGCTGCATTGTCCACTCCATATCTATCCATCATAGTAGATTTTATTTTTTCTACATTTATATAACTTTCAGATCCATATTTTAGTAGAAGAGTTTGTTTTACCTTCTCTTTATATTCAGGCAATTTACTGTAACTATCAACTCCATATTTTTTAACAATTGCAGATTTAAAATTAGATTTTACAACATCTGTAGTCATTGGGTGACCACCGTATTTTTCATCAAAAGTTTTTTTCTGACCATCAATTATTTTTTGTTTTGTTGAATTATCACTATTACTACATTTCTTGCTACAAAAGATCTTTGGTTTGCTCACTCTACATTCAAACAAATTATTACAATGTTTACAGTTTAAAGATAACCAGTTTTTTGAATTTTTAGATCTAGCCATAATTGGAGTTTGGTTTGTATAGAGTATAACTATTTAAAAATTAAAACACAATTTAAAAAAAAGTACTTTTAATTTATATTTATTATTACAACAACTAAATAAGGATTTAAAAATTTATGGCAGATCTACTAAACAGTAATGAAATATTCTTTACACAATTTGAACCAAAAGTCAAAAATAGGTTTCTATTGTACTGTGATGGTATTCCAAGTTTCTTGATTAGAAAAGTCAAGAGACCAACAGTAACCAGTGAAAAGAAGACATTGGATCACATCAACATCCAACGTTACTACAAAGGCAAAACCACATGGGATAACATTACAATGGAACTATATGATCCAATTGTACCATCTGGTGCTCAAGCAGTAATGGAATGGGTACGTTTGAGTCATGAATCTGTAACTGGCCGTGATGGTTATAGTGACTTCTATAAGAAGGATCTAACCGTCAACGTTCTAGGTCCAGTAGGTGATAAAGTAGAAGAATGGACATTAAAGGGTGCATTCATCACCAGTGCTGATTTTGGTGAAATGGATTGGACTGATAGTGGTGATCCAGCAACCATTAGTTTGACTCTATCTGTAGATTACTGTATTCTACAATACTAATAAAAACAAAAAACTTATCCTTTTTAAACTCCTTGACAAAACAAGGAGTTTTTTTATGTACATTAACAATTAAGTACTATATTTATATAACATGAACTTGAAAAGCGTAATTGGAATATATCCTGGTAGATTTCATCCACCACACAGAGGTCATTTAAATGCCTTTAATTTTTTAAAGTCAATAACTGGCAATGACACCTACGTTTCTACTAGTGGTAAAGTAGAACTACCAGACTCTCCACTTACATTTGGTGAAAAACAACAAATCTGGGTAAGACATGGTGTTGCACCTGATCACATCATACAAACAAAGAGCCCCTACAAATCAGTAGAAATTACACAGAAGTATGATCCAGACAAAACCAGTGTAATATTTGCATTGGGTCAAAAAGATGCAGAAAGATTAAAGGTAGATCAAGGTGGTTATTTCAAGTCATTTAAAGGAGACACAAACCAATTAGACCCTCTCAGTAAAAGTGGATATGTACTAATTATACCTGAAAATCAAACCATGGTTGATGGTAGAATTTTAAGTGGAACTGCTGTAAGACAAATGTTAGGATCTGACAAATATACAGATGCACAAAAAGAACAGTTCTTTAGATACATCTTTGGATGGTATGATATTGCTTTATTTAAAGACTTGACTCAGAAGTTTAAGTACAATAAAGTAAATGAGAGTATTGAATCTAAGTTAAGAAGAATAATTTCTCTTTTAAAAGAAGACGCAATTAAAGATACTACAAAAAAAACAAAAGCAGCTTTTGTTAATCAAAGAAGAGCTGAATTAAGAGCAAAAGAAGAAAAGTTAAAAGCTGCAAAAGTTAGATTATCCAATTTATCTAAAACTCAAGTAACATCAACAGATGTAAAGAATGAAAAACCATCTGAAGTTAAAGAACAAACAGATGCGGCTGATTTATCAAAACAAAGAAAAGATGCTCAAGATTCAGTTAAAACTGCAGAGGAAGAAGTAAAACAAGCTAAAGTATACTTATCTGCTGCTCAAAAAGAATTGTCTGCGGTATCAATTTAAATAAAATAAATCAAATATTTAGATTCTTTTATATATATGTGTACAAGTTATACATTTTATGGAAGAAAATTTCACAGTACCAATTACAAGACCACAATCTTTTCAAGCACCCCCACCCCCACAAAAACAAGAGGTGTCATTTCCTACTGAGGTAATTGAGTTACCAAGTAAAGGGTTCTTTTATAAAGAAAATGATCCGTTATCATCAGGCAAAGTTGAGTTGAAGATGATGACTGCTAAAGAAGAAGATATTCTTACCAGTGAAAATCTTATTAAAAAAGGTGTTGTTTTAGATAAACTACTTGAATCTTTGATTGTTGATAAGTCAATTAAGATTGAAAATATATTGATTGGTGACAAAAATGCATTGTATGTTGCTGCAAGAAGATTGGCATATGGTGATAGTTATGGTCCCGTAGGTGTAGTTTGTAAGAATTGTAGAGAAGAATCAAAGATTGATATCAATCTATCTGAATTGAAAGACAAAGAATTTGACTTTAGTAAATTTACAAAATCAGAAAATAGTATCAGTTTCACACTTCCATATTCAAAAAAGTTAGTTACTGTTAAATTGGCCACTTCATTAGAAGAACAACAAATTGAAAATGAGTTGAAATCTATATCTAAGTTAAACAAAGGTGGTCAAAGTGCAGAAATTACTACTAGATTGAAACATGTAATTACATCAATTGACGGTAATACTGACAAAGCATTTATCAGAAAGTTTGTTGATACTGAACTCTTATCAAGAGATAGTATTGAATTGAGAAAGTTTATCCGTCAAAATTCACCTGATTTGGACATGACATTTAATTTTACTTGTCCTAACTGTAACTCTGAGGATAGATCGGAGGTGCCGATGACGGTACAATTTTTTTGGCCTAACAGCTGAATATAAACTGTTTGTACATAAACAGATATTTGAATTAGGTTATTATTCCCAAGGAGCATTTGATCAAAACATTGGTTACAACTTACCAGTGTTTTTGAGGAACTTTTATTACAAGTTACTGGCTGATACAAAGATGAAAGAATCAGAAGCAATGGACAAATCCACTTCAAAAGAATCTCCAAAAACAATTAAAAGATAGTTTAAAGTTCATATTTTATATATTTATTGTTGTATAAAATATGCCAACACCAGGATCAACTGTAAATCAAAGTGATATTGATAAATTAGAAAAAAGTGTTAAAGACTTAACTAGTTTTAGTCAATCACTTAGAGATGTGTTCAAAAGTATCAATAAAGAAACAGATGTACTTAGTAACAATTTTAAAGATATAGTAAAACAAGCCGGATTAAATAATAATAACTCTGAAAGATATTTAACTTCACAAAAGTTACAAGAAGCGGTTCAAAATAGAATTAATGAAATCAAATCTAAGTCTTCATATTTGGATTCAGTAGGACTTCAGTTTAAAAGAGAAGAAACTGAACTTCAAATGAGAATTGCATCAGCTCAAATAAGAGCATTGCAATCAAATCTTGCAAAAGCAGGAATTGATAATGCGGAACGTTTAAAAGCAATAGAAGCACTAAAAATACAAAATGTATTACGTGGTGCAGAACTTCGTTATGTGTCAACAACAGCTAATAATCAAAGTAAAGTTGTAAAAGCTCTGAATGATCAGATAACATCAATTCAATCATTTACACCAACATTACGACAAAATGTTACTCTTGCTGATGTGTTAAAAAATGTTTTTGGTGATACTGTGAGCAGTATGGGTGAGTTTGGCAAACTTTTATCAGGTACAGTTCCAACTTGGAAAGATGTTATTCTTAAAGGCGTAAAAATGTATTTTGAATTTGATAAAGCAGCATTTACTCTCAGAAAAAGTTTTGGATTTTTAAGGGAGGACTTTGATGTTTTAGAAAAAAACGTTAAGTCACTTGCAATTGACTTGGCTGATTTGGGAGTTACATTTGATGGCGTAGTTGCTGCAACCACTGCAATTGGTAAAGAATTTAATGCGTTGGTTGCAGTAAATAAAGATTTAGTAAAAGATGTAGCAGTTTTATCTGCGCAACTTGGAATCAGTGAAGCAGAAAGTGCAAAATTTTTAAAGTCAATTTCTAGTATATCCAGAGGTACCGCTGCATCTCAAAAAGGAATGATTGGTTTTGCAAAATCAATGGCAAATGCAGCTGGAGTTCCTTTGCCTGAAGTAATGAAAGAAATTGCAGATGCATCTGATGATATAAGAATTTATACTGGAAGTTCAGTAGTAAATCTAATTAAAGGCACAGTTGAAGCTAGACAAATGGGAACAACATTCCAAAAAATGGCAGATACTGCTAAAAAATTATTGGATTTTAATGCTAGTATAACGGATGAAATTGAAGCTAGTGTTTTGTTGGGTACAAATATCACATTTCAAAGAGCAAGAGAATTGGCTTATAGAAAAGATATACTTGGTGCTAATAGAGAAATTTTAAAGGTTGCAAAGAGCATGAATTTTGATGCAATGGACCCATTTCAAGCAGAAGCATTTGCAAAAGCATCAGGAAAAACAGTCACTGAATTGCAAGAAATGATTCAAGCTGATAAAGAGCTTAATTACATAAGAATGAATGGTACCGTTGAACAAAAGGCTCAATTGGATAAAATGCAAGAAATGAAGAGGGCGAGAGATGTAGAAGCAAAAGATATCGGTAAACAAGCAGAACTTAAATTAAGACAACGAGCTAATCAAGAAAGAATTAATCAGTTACAAAATCAATTTAATAAATTGATGATGGAATTAGCAAAACCTGTAATGGATATAGTAGAACCATTGTTAAGTGCGGCTACTTATATACTACCTGCAATTTTGTCTACATTTAAATATATTGCTCCTTATATTTACTTGATGAATACAATAGCTCCTACAATTGAAAGAATTGGGAAGGCTCTCAGTTATTTTTCATATGTGAGAGATCTTGGTTTACCATTTTTTCAAAGTATGAAAGCAGCATTTTCATTTTTTCAAGGAACACAAGCAACAAATGCAATTGGTTTCATTGGAAAAATTACTAGTATATTTGGAAAAATGGGATCAATTGGAACTTTTTTACTAAGAACATTTGGCATAGTTGGTAAATTTATGGGTCCATTTGGTGTAATTTTAAATATATTTACATTTATAACTTCACTGATGAAGAGATGGGAAGAAACGCCAAAGGGATTTCTTGGTGGATTACAAGCAATTGGAGGTGCATTATATGATACTATCATACAACCGTTCGTTGATGCATATAATTGGATAAAAAATATTTTTGTTGGTAATTCTCCTTCAAAACTTGGATTGGGAATATTAAATGGTATAGTTTCAATTGGTGCATCTTTGTTAGATGCAATTACGGCTCCATTTAGAACTGGATTTAATATTATAAGCGGTTTATTTGGTGGACCAAATTTACCTTCATTTAGCAGTATGATCAATAAAACAAATGAAGCTGGTATGCCAGTTAATACAAACAATGCTGCTGTTGCTAATGAACTTGCTATTAATCAAGCATCTATAGTAGGAGCTATAAAACAAGGTATTAAAGAAGGTATTGGTAATATAACAATAAACGTTGACTTAGACGGTCAAAAGATGATCACCGGAATTTCTAAGAATGTAGGATTCAGATTGGATTCAGGCGGAGTAGCAATGCAAACAAGCTTAACATAATTATATGGCAAATTCAACAAATCTAAATAATCCAGAAACAACGACAAATGCACAAATACAAGGTGCAGGATTGATTTTGCCTCCTACAGTAAATGAAAGAGATGCAAATAAATTAAGTACTTTATTTACTCCAAATAGTAGTATTTTATATAGTAAGTACAGTCCTTATCCAGAAGGTGAATCTGGTGGAGTTATTGGTGCAAATCAACCTTATATTGTAACAAACATTAATGATGCAAATAGAGGACTTAATTCTACTCTTAAGTTTGCACCATTCCAACCTTCAGCTGCAATTGATGTTGTCAGAGTAACAAAATATTCCGCATCAAATCCTGGTATTAAATTTTTATTAAAGCAAATATATCTACAAGGATATCAACCTTTTAATGAAACTAAGTTATATAATCCATTGATGCCAATTCAATCAGCTGCAAGAGTTGCATCATTTGGTATATTGGATAGACCATTGAGACACATTGAACCAAATTTAGGTGGTGTTCTTGGTGCTTTGGGTGTAAAAGGAGTTGCAAGTGCATTTGGATTCAATCCACCAAATCCTCCTCCAAGAGGTACTGCTCCTGGTCAAGGTGGTACTCCACTGTCAATTATAAATCCTGGTGATGGTAAGGGATTAACAAGAGGTGCAACTGCACAAGCAGCTTATAGTGGACAAAATTACAAATATTTAAGTAGTCCAAGTAAACCTGGCTTTATTAAAAACATTGCAAACTATTTCAAGAGTAGTACATTGTTTGGTACATTTTCTGCAATTGGACAACCAGATGGAACAATATATAAGGGTGATGATCAAACATATAATTTGATGGTTAACAATAAAAGAATTGTTTCATATGATAAGAATGGTGTTAATACGTATGATACTTTAGGTGCAGTTCAAAGATTTGGGCCTGATAACAGAGATTTGGAAGGAACTCCTACATTTGATAAATATTCAAGATACGTAGGTCAATATAATAGCGCAATTTCAAAATACAGTGCTGAAAGTTTTTCAATTGATTCTACTAATATAAATTCAATGAAAATTGGTGAAGGTTTTTCATTCATAGGTGCTGTCAATAAAACATATTTTGCTGGAATTAACGTTTTAAATCCTGGATTTGAAGTATCAGATATTTTATTTTTGTTTACTGATTATTTATTAAACAGTAATTATCCAACAAAATTTCAAGTTCCAACTTCTCCGCAGACAATTTTAGCTAATGAACAACTTCAAAAACTTGAACTTATATTAAGATCAAATTATACATATGATCCTCCAACAAAACTTGAAGACAGACAAGATCAAGATCAAATCACCTATATACGTGAATATAAAAAATATAAGAACGGAAAAGATTTATTAGATGATCCAGAAGGAAAAGGATTTGCAGGTGTTAATAAAAGTGATTTAATTAACATATTAAATGTACAATCCAGTACAGATGCATTTATTGATAAAGATCTGATTAAGTTTTATTTTTATGATATATACAATCAAAAATATATACCATTTAGAGCAACTGTAAAAGCTATAAATGAAAGATCTGTATCAACATGGGATGATTTTCAATATATTGGAAATGCAGATAAAGTATATAACTACAAAGGATTCACTAGAGGACTTGGATTCAATTTTTCTGTAGTTGCAATGAGTGTGAAAGAACTTTTCCCAATGTGGCAAAGAATCAATTACTTGATGGGATTGACAAAACCAGTAAATTATAAAAATGGATTTATTGTTCCACCTTTGGTTATGATCACTATTGGTGATATATATAAAGATCAACCAATAGTTATTAACAGTATTGGTATGACAATTCCAGACAATGCAACTTGGGAAACTATTTCTGATACTACTAATACATTTGAATACTTGAAAGGAAGATTAAAAACAAATGATAATGTAACTGTAGCACAGTTTCCAAGAGAAGTTGAAATAAACATAGACGCAAATATTCTTGAAAAAGAAAAACCAAAAGTTGGTAGAAATAACTTTGGTGATATCAGAACAGGAGGTCCATTTGAAAGACAGTTATCTGTTTTGGCAAGCGCACAAGAAATTGAACAACAAGAAGAGTTTAATGCAAGACGTACAGGAGAAATTGACATGATGGAAATTGGATAATTATATGAATAGATATGACTACACAACAATAGATAAAAGATGGGATGGAAAAAGGGTATATAAAACTTTATTATATCCAGCTATACCAGAGTCTCCAAGTGATATCTATATTACAGTGTCAGACAATGATTATCTTGACCAAATAGCTTATAGATATTATAATGATGTGAGTTTATGGTGGATAATTGCGGTTGCAAACAATTTGGGTAAAGGTAAACTTAGTTTGGATATAAACAAACAATTGAGAATACCAACTGACATACAAACAATTTTACAAAATTTTACACTAATTAATTCTTAATATGTCCAAAGAAAGACCATGGGAAGCAGGCCCATTTGAAACGTGGGTTATAGATGAACTTGATTTTAGAAAAAATTCCTTGTCAACAGGAATACAAGGTCAATTCAAAGGTGATTTGCCACAATATGCTGGTCCTAGAAAAGCATGGACCAGAGTATTTTCAAATGGTATGGTTGAGTATCCAAATGGCAATGCAAATTTAATTAGTGATAATGATAATGAATGGGGATTGGTATTTGCAAGTGGTGACGGATTTTTTAATAGATATGGAATTGATGGAAAAGCTCCATATGGTGTGTCCAAACAAATATATGGATATAACTGTAAGTTACAACCAAAATATATAGAATCTTCCACTAGACCAAATATACCTGATCCTGGTATCATTAGCATTGAAACTGAAATACAAAAATCTTGGTTTGCAAAAGCAAAAATAAATTGGACATGTCATTCAATTGAACAGTTAAAAGCAATTACTCCATATTTTCTAACTCCACTTCAAACGGTAATAGTAGAATTTGGATGGAACACATTCAATCAACAATCATTGATTAACTTATCAGATTTCAATCAAATTATAGATATATGGGACAACCATTATAACAGATATTCAGAATATGTTCCTAAATCCAAAGGAAACTATGAATTTCTAATTGGTCAAGTTATAAATTTTGAATATACCATTAATGATAATATTATTATTGGAATGACTGAAGTTGCAAGTAGACAACTTCTTTATTCTGGTTTTAGAAAAGATTCACAAGAAAACATTATTAAGGGAAAGATAATTGATAAGGATGGAAAATTAGACAGTAAAGAAACTGAATTTAGAACAAAATATCAACTTTTGGTGGAGACATTTGTTAATAGTGTGACTGCTACTGACAACCAAGGTAATAGTCAATCTGGATTAAGTGAAGATTTTGCAAAAATATTAAAATCAAATGATGGTTATGAGAAAAAATATGGATCTAAATTTGAAAATTTACCTGATCATATTTTTAGTGGTAGAAATAAACAAGTAATTAATTATACAGCAGAAAGAGATTTTGATGCTAATAATAAAAAAGGGCCAGATTTTACATGGATAACCATGGATTTATTGGTTGACGTTTTGAATGGAATAAAAAATATTGGTGATGTTAAAGATTATACACAATACTTTTTTGATTTAAATATTGATGACATTACAATTGGTGCGCATGACAATTTAATATCAACAAAAAAGACTGTATTGATTCCAAATGCTAATGCTCCTAAATTAAACTCAAGACTATCAGGTAAACTTTTAAAAGTTGCACTTGGAAATGTAAAACCAAAAATTCAAGCTTCCGCTGCGATAGGAACCGTTTCTACTATAATAGGAACTGCCGGTGCAGCATTACCATTTACTTCACAGATTTATAATGAACTGGGCGGTGATGTATTAGATGTTAATGATAACGGAATACCAAATGGCAATCCTGTATTGGATCAAAGTTTTGATGAACATGCGCCAGTTATACCATTTTCTTTCAAAAAGAATAATAACGTTGGTGCGGATTGTGCATTAGCAAAAACGGGTAAGTTTTTAACTACACTACAAAGACAAGATTTAGATTATATCTTAAATGTGTGGGGTAGACCAAATAAAGAAATTCCACCTGATAAAAAATCTTTTAAAGATAAACGAGCACTATATGACACACCTCGTCCAGAACAAAGACCAAATAATCAAAATAGTAGACAAAACACTGCTGTACCAGCAAAAGATCAAACATTTGGTGGAGTTAGAATTCCAGACAATTTGAAACGTGGATATTTAAAAAATATCTATATAAATTTGAACTTTTTACAAAGTGTTCTTTTAGATGCAAACAACAAAAATCTAAAAGAAGTGTACGATGTTATTTGTAGACAAATCAATGAAGCTAGTTGTAATTTTTGGGAATTGACCGTTGTTGATGCTCCTGATGTAAATGGAAAGTCTACATTAAAAATTGTAGACACAAAAGGACCGCCAGACAAAGATTATACACATGAAATTTATAAATTTGAGTATATGACAAATAATTCAATTATTAAAAAATTGAACTTTACAACTAATTTATCAAATGCTCAAGCAAATCAAATTATTTTTAAAGCTGGTTCATATGATTATACTACATCAAATCAATTGCTTGACTATAGTAATTTGTTAAATAATGCAAATAGTACAAAACCAAAAGTTGTATATACAGATAGAATTTTAAAAACAAAATCAACAACTAATCAAACACCTGATAACCAAAAAAATGCAGATACATCAGATTATTATTTCAAACAAATATTAAAAGACGGAAACAAATACGGTGATGGATTTTTACAAGTTACGTTGTATGAAACTAAAACTGCTCCTGTTTCACAAAGAACTGGCGGAGCAACAACTGTTAACTATGACAAGTATGATATAGTAGATATTGTAATTCCATATGAAGAACTTGTGGTCAATATGTTAAATGATGGTGATTTAAAAACAAATACAAACATTTATAATTCACCGCTAAGAAATGTAGAAATTGAAATAAGTTTGATGGGCATTTCAGGAATCAAGACATTTGAATTTTTCAGAATTACAAATTTACCTCCTCCGTTTAATGATGATGTAGTAGTATTTCAAGTAACAAATGTGACTCATGTTATCAATGAAAATACATGGGAAACAAGATTAAAAGCACAATTAAGACCTGCTTACAATTTAATAGGTAAATAATGAAAACATATACTGATGATACTAGAGGACTATATTTTGATATAATACAAGGAGATTATCCTGTATATACAAAACCAGCTCCTACTACAGATGATTATAATAGAGGTTATATAACCAGATATTTTGCAAAAAAAATCAATGATGGAACAATATATGAAGTATCCGGTGATTCCTATAATAATATTATAAATGGATTGTATTCTAAAATTAATTTGATTTGGAGAATAACAGGATCAAAAACAGATGTTTATCAAAACAAGGTTAAAACATATAGTGGTGTTAGAGAAGATAATTTGTCTTCTATTAGAAATGCAGAAAAATTAATGCCAGGAATATCAGGAGTTTTAAAAGATCCGCTTGAATTTTATAGATAAAAAGTATAAAATTGACACCATATACATTGTGGATATACTTGCGGTATGGTCATCAAAGACACTGAGAGTTACAAAAACTTTTTACAAGATAATTGGAACAGTGATTTAATCATGGATTGCATTCAAAATGATGAATGCTTTCATCCATGTGCAGATGAACCGTGTTTATTAATGATTTATACAATCAAAAGTAAACAAACTTATATAATTTCTGTAGATCATCCAGACTCAAGATTTTGTGTGGATAAAACCACATTGATTGAAGACTTTAATAAACTCAAAGGAAAAAAGTGGATTTATGATAAAAAGAAGTTCATGCATCTGATGCCAGTACAGAATTTGTATGATATTAACATCTTGTTTTTTATTACTGACGGTAAGATTGATGATTATACTGGTTTTGATACAACTGCTCATTCATTTTATAAACACAAGTTTATGTGTTATAGTGATTTGAATAAATGTATTCCAATTGTGAAACATTTAGAGAAGTTTGAGAAGATGTATGGTGAAATGCTTAAAAGAGTTCAAATGTTAAAGTTGGATGATAGTTTTTATAGTATTAACGGAACTATTACTGAAAATCTTAGAATTCTTGAACACAATGGTTTAAAAGTTGACGTAGAATTGTTTAATAGGCATTTTGAAAACAAAACGGTCAAAGATAAGGATGGTTATGTTTATACACAATATAACCTATATACCGCAACAGGAAGACCTAGTAATAGGTTTGGTAACGTTAACTATAGTGCTCTAAACAAAGAAAATGGGTGTAGATCATCATTTATCAGTAGATATGGTGATGATGGTATGTTGTTCATGATTGATTATAGTGCCTACCACCCCCACATAGTTGCAAAGTTGATCAATTATAACCTTCCTCCAAATGCTTATGAGTATCTTGGAAGATTGTATTATGGTAAGGACAGTCTAACAGAAGATGAAATCAAAGCGTCAAAGAATCTTACATTTCAATGTATGTATGGTAATATTCCATCTGAATTGTTAGAGGTTCCTTATTATAAGAAAATGAGTGATTATATTGCTCATAGATGGAAGTTTTTTAATGAAAATGGTTATGTAGAAACACCAATCTATAAAAGAAGGATTACTACAAACCATATAAATGAACCAAATCCAAATAAATTGTTCAATTATATCTTACAAGCCAGTGAAACGGAGTTTGGAATG